TGGCGTGTACAGGTGCGGTGTCAAAGGTATAGGTGCGATTAAATAATTCACGACCAATTGGGTATTCCTCACCAGCCACACCACGCATGATTAGGTCATCTTCTTTGACTGGCGTGATGCCTTCCCGTGTACTTACATGGGTTTCGCCTTTGCGCTGCTCACGGACATGAACAATAATTGGCAACTTCACGCATGGCTTCCATTCCTCACCAATCGCCACAGGCTCTTGCTTCTCTGCCTCTGCGATGGCTTGGCGTAGTGCGGTTATGGCTTCATCTTGGTCTTGCTGAACCAATGCGCCAATGATCTGCGATCTGCCACGCTCCAAAGCCTCCAATGCTTGCTTCATTGCTGAGATGCTCATTCTTGTTCTCCTTAATCAGTTACCACGCTTTACAGTTGATAGTAATCTGCTGTCTCCAGTGCAGCCATAACATTAGGACACAATTGTACCAACTTATCCCTGACTTGTAAAGCAATCTCCCTATGCTCTTGCTGTGTTTCAATACCACAGCGCAGTTCTACATAGTGAATCCAACTACGCAGTGTACCATTAACATAGAGTTTACTGATAGTCAATCCTTCAGGCAATACTTTCCTACGCAACTCTTTAGCGATGCCCATGTTCTTACCCCAATCATAGACAGTCTTGGTGAATTGAATCACTGCATTCTGCTTCTCATGCCAGATCTTAATCAACTCTTTGTCTTCACAGGGTAGACTTGACTGCCTATTGGTAGGGTCTTGGAAGCGAGGATCAAAGTATTCAAAGTCATAGGGTTCAGCGTAACGCTGGCTAAACTCTTGGAAAGTGAATGAACGATGACGCAACAACTGACGAGCAATATCCCTGGTGCATTCAATCTCAAAGCAGACATTGACCATCTCGAATGGAGACCAATGCTTGTGCCTGATAAGATACTTAATCAGTTGCACATAACCTGCATTGCCTTGCTGGTTAGCAGGGTTAGATACTCGTGCCATGTATGCAACCCTGTCTTCCATGTCTACAGTGTGCCAAACCACACGAACATTATCACTCATATCTGCTCTCCAGGCATACAAAAGTAATTGTGGGCCTTCTTAAATGCTTTGATATGCTTCCTAATCTGCTTCTTATCTTCCTTCTTGTCAGTAGAGAAGATAGCGATAAAAGTGCGATTACCAGTCTCATAATCTTCCAAGTCTTGTTCAAACTGTTTAATGGTTGTGTACAGTGCAGACACCACCACTTGATCTGCAAGATCATCTTTAAGTTCTAGTTTCATGCTGCTTCCTTCTTGATTGTTGGTTTGTCATCTTCTTCATCATCCTGAGTCATCCAAGCAGGGATAGTAGGTTCTTCCCTGTAGTGATCAATTTTGAAAGTCTTACAGTGAACATCATACAACTTCTCTGCTCTCAACTCCAGCACATTCCTGATACCGAAGACATAGTTATAAACTTCATCCTCAGTCATCGGTGTACCACGATCATAGTACTGCTCAAGGAAAACATCCAAGTCTTCACAGGTATTGAAAATCTTCATAATACACTGCTCAAGATCAAATCGATCAGTCATCACAAACCCTCCTTTAGAGACATCCATGCCAATGCAATATTGCTGATGCTATAGCCAAACCACATTAGCGAGAATGCAAAGTTACCCTTATGAAATTCCATGATTCCAATGGAAGCATAGATCAACATTACCACCAAGATCAAGTATACACTCATGCTGCTTTATCGTACATACCAATCCAAGCACTGCCATACTCCAGCATAAACTTGTTGGCTCTACGATCCTCACTCGTCACCATGAAACTACGCACTGCCCTAGCAAAGTCCTGGTAATACTCTAACTCTTCTTTTAATTCTGCTACATCTGCATCGTGATCAAAACCATCAATCAATGCTTTAGCTTTCTTACGCACTTCATCTGATACTGCCCATCCGTACATCTCAGGATGTTGTAGGTCTGCTAAAAATTCAAGTATGTCGTTCATATCATTTCCTTAGAATAAAACCAACAAAAGAAACCAACCCTAGCAAAAAAGTCATCATAGTGCCTCCCTCACTTCCGTCATCCTTCCAGTGAATTTATCGTATAGCACAGCACAGGCTGGACCAGTCTCACCACTGTATCGATTCTTAATCACTCGCACTCTAGTGGTGTTCCTCTCGATTGGGTCATCAGCTTGAGCATGACGCTCTAATCCTAGCACCATATCAGCCAATTGTCCAATGCTACCTGATCCACGCAACTGAGCCAAGGATGTTGCAGCGCCCTCTTCGTGGCCTTTGCCTTCAGGTCTTTTCAGATGAGAAACAACAAACAAGGCTATACCAGTTTCTTGCACAATCATCCGCAACTTAGTCATTATCTCATCCAAGGCTTTGCGCTCGTCTCCATTTTCCTGTGATGAAATCACAATCGACACATGATCGAGAAAGATATACTTGCACTCTAGTGCCTTCGCCATGTAGCGAACTCTACTAACGATATTGTCGATAGTGTTCGATCCAAATGAATCATAGAGAAACAATCGATCAGTGCCTAGTGTGCTATCGAAAGCCCTCTGCTTATCATCATCAGATGCAACAGTCTCAGCCAAGTGCAGAGGCTTGTTAATTGCAAGTGACATAATAGACAGTCCAGTTTTCCTAACACTTTCTTCTAGGAACATTAGACCGATGTTATCGGTAGTTTGCGACAGAAGAGACCAGATAACCTCTCTTAGGAATTGTGACTTACCTAGACCACTACCAGCAGTGACCACCACCATCTCTTGCTCTCTGATACCACCAGTCAACAAGTCTAGCCCCGAATAGGGATAGTGTGCATTGGCCTTTGCTAGAGGCTTCATCACCTCATCGTAGAGATTCGTCCCTGCCACAATGCCGTCAGGGATATACTGCTCTGCTCTCCACCAATCCTGCACGAATTGAGCCGTCTTGTTGGCCTTGAGATAATCACAGGCATCTTTGAACTCAGGCGAGAACTTCACCACCTTGGCCTTGTTGCCGAATAACTCTGCGACCTGCTTAGAGGCTTTCTGTCCTGGTTCATCAGCATCAAAGGCAATCACAATGCTGTCGAACTTGTCTAGCCACTCATAGGCTTTCTGACAGTCTTTCACCGCACCTGATGCACCGTTTCTGACGCTAACCACCGCATACTTTGATCCAAGCATCTGATACGCTGCCAAAGCATCTAACTCACCTTCAACGATAGTGACAGCCTTACCACCAGCAGGAAAGCGATCCATACCAAATAGGTCATGTTCAGCTTTGCCTTGCCAATGAAAGTCCTTGGTTGCCACTGTTCTAACCTTTACACCAGCACCATACGGATAATGGTGTAGATCATCATTTGATCCTACTCCGTAGTGTTTGCAGGTATCGGCAGTGATGTTCCTGTCAGCAATGCCTCTAGAACAGTCTAAAACAGCCTCTGTGGGCTTCTTAGGCCTTGGTAGTAGTGTAGGTATGTCCAGCACCATTGGAGCCTCTCCTGAGCCGTTTTCGTGGGTTTTATGTGCCATGCAGCTAAAACAATAGGAATGATTGTCGGAATAGAGCGCATTAGCGTCGGAAGATCCGCACTCATCACACGCTATATGCTTGACGAACACTGCTGGACTACTCTTTTGCATAATTCGATCACCTCATTATCAGTAAAAGTGGATTTTGAAAGGTTGTACCACCAACAAACGATTTGTACATTGTCTTTAACATATCCCTTATTTGGATCAATTTTATCGATGCTGGGAGTGCTTGCTTTCCTTGCTCCCATGTTTTTCCCGTTATCGGCAAAAGTGAATTTTATTCCTGTTCGTGGGCATTGTCCCTTTTTTAGTTCTCCTAAAATAAAGTCTAAAGTTAAGTCAAAAGGAATATCCTTTGTCTTGCTTCTATGTTGTATGTTGTGAAACATCTTATAAGCCTGTCTGTACATTGGGTAACAAGAGCCACAATAATCTTCCGTTCTGTTGCACTTATTCACAAACTTAAAAACAGCACCGCAACAAGCGCAACTCATATTCTTTTGGTTTTCACTCCTTTCAGTCCTGGCAGACAAAGCACGACAACTTTTACAGTGGGCAGAATAGATCGTTGTTCCTTTTCTACTTTTCCCATTAGTGCTAAATTCAGTCAGTTCTTTCTCAACTCCACAGGTTTTGCATGTTTTCATGATAGCCTCCTTACATGTTTGTAAGTGAACGCTAACACAATCCATGCCATTTGTCAAGTTATTTTTGAAAATACCTTTCCTCTGCTACCTTCGCAGACAGCACCGAGTAGACCTGCTCAACCTGCTGGTCAGGTCTGTGCAGTTGGCGACGAAGAGAAGAGACAACCGACAAAAGATCGACCTCATTCGACTCAATCAATTCGACAAGATCATGCACTGCAAAAATGAACACTCGTTCAGAATCCATCGTTATATCCTTTCAATGTTGCTCTATAGAACTCTATAGAGTATAAATTATAATTATAAATTATCTACTTTACTCTATAGAGCAATGTTGCTCTATAGCACTATAGAGTAATATTAATAATATTAGCAAGAACCATGCCAATGTTATCTCTCGTCGTAGTCATCTTCATCATAGTCCACAATGTCGATATCGAAATCTCCATTAGAGTATATGTCGTCATCGTCGCTCATCAGCGCAGGATTGCCAAAGGCAAGGCAGTCCCCTTTGATGCTGTCGAAACAACTCTTGCACATATTAATGTATTCACCAGTGGCTAGTGATTTTCTAGTGGTTTCGTAATCAGTCAAAGCCTCATCACAAGAACGGCAGCGCATCATAGTCCTTTCATAGTCAATAAATAGCAGAGTGTACAGCGTCCCATCGAAGCTCACCATCTTCATTGACCTGGTCTAGTTCGTCATCCGTCAGTGCTTCGCCAGTGTCCTCCCATACTGCCGACTCAATGTAAGCGTCACAGAAGTCAGGATAGTCCTTAAAATCAATGTCCTGCACTGTTACTGATGTTAGCCTTCTACCTTTGAATGTAAGCATTTTATTCTCTTTCTTTCAATTTTACACCCTCTGCACCATCAAGACAATCGGCAAAGAAACTCATAACCTGTCTTTTCATATCCACTGGAGCAATTCCAGCAGAGGCCACTAAGCAGGCAAAGCAAGTTTCCGCTTCAGTGTATCCGTTCTCTTCAGCAAAGATGGTCAATCCTACAGCTAAGGTCTTGACTCTATCCTCTCTTATTTCATCATCATTCATCGCTGCCAATCCTTTCATCGATAACAATCGCACACAGTCCAGTAATCGTCTAAAGCGTCTACCATATCAGACCCTTCCCAGACCCAAACAATATCAGCGTCAGGATAAGCGTTCAAGCATTGTTCTTCCGCATGGTCTGCATCATCTGCCCAGCAAGCGAAGCCAAACGGAGCGTCTAAAGCGGTCATAACTTCTTCTTGACGATACAAAACGATGAATTCTTTCATTGTAAACCCTTTCATTAAAGTTAAACACGCTCAGCAAGGCCCTTTATAGCCTCTCTGTGCCTCTGATATAGCCTAGCCTATCCTACCCTATGTCCAAGGCAGGAAAGGCTGTCATAGATCGATTAAGAAGCAAGCCACTCGTCATAGGTTTTCAGTGGCGCACCATTGCGGGTTATATCACCCCCTTTCCCATCATTGGCGCAGGATAAATAGATCTGATACTCTGAATCATTATCTCCCCTGTATTGGGTCTGCCATGTATCTAAGGGTAAAAGTTTATCATTGTTTTGCATTATGAAATCTCCATTAAGTTAAACGAGACAACCGACAAAGATCAATGTCAACATTATTGCACCGAAGATTGATCCAGCGACGATAGGGTGACGATCGCACCATAGGTCGAATGGGTCAATGTAGAATTGATTGTGTCGCAATGGATATTTTTTCATTGTTTAATTTCCTTATTCAATTGTTGCAAATATTCCAAGATTGGGACTACTTTATATAGTGACTTGTTGACATGGAAAACTAAGTTTTCGTCATAAGTCTCAAACATAGCATGGTTGTCTTTTTTACGGACAACTACCCATGATGAAGTGGTCAAGAGTGATGACATAGAAACCTCTCAGAATTGTTGATAAAGAATCGTCGATGATGTCTCACCGACAAAGACACCCTGGTCTTGCAAGTACTCTTTGACCATTTCGTCAATGTCATCAGGATCAGTGCCTTCGAGATCAATGTCATAGGCTTTTGCGATATCGGCAGCCGATGCTTCGGCATAGTCGCAACAGAGTGCAATAACATCTAACTCGTAGGGTTCACCGATAGAGTCTGACAATTCTTCTAAGTAGTCGAATAAGACTTCCAGCCCCTCATAAGAGAATTGATTCTGCCGATTGGCTTGAGCGAAAGCGTCACGGAATTGGTACACGCTAGTGATAGTGTCAACGATCATTTTAAAGCTCCTTTGTCCAAGTTTAGGATACTGCGAAGGTCTAATGTAGACCCTCCAATGCCCTGCGTCAACAAGGCACTGGAAGAGTACACTAGTCAGCGTTGGCCCACTGATGCGATGGCATCGTCTCAGGGTACTTGGCGCGCATATCTTCGACGCTAGCGTAGCCCATCAGCTTTGCCACTGTAGCGGCATCAGGATGCTTCACAATGCGCGCATCCAGCTCTGCACCGATGTCGGCATGTGAGAGGTCATTGGCGAGCATTTCGAGTGCGCGCTGAGCATCTAAGTAGAAGCCGTCAGCAATCCAAGTAGGATCGACTGCGAATTCTACAGTGAAAGTGATTTTCTTTGTCATCGTTAAATCTCCGTTGGTTGGTGTTGCCATTATAAAGCCGTTTTCGACCCCTTCATAGTATATAGGTGAGAGAATCGTACCACAACGAATGTAAGGTTATTAAAATGGCTACGGCAAGCCATCTTAATTGACTAGGTGTTTTCCCTAGTGACGGTGATATAAGGGTTCGCAGGCAGGCAGCTATGTTAGTGATTACTCTTGGCATGGTGTGTGCTAGTGTAGATCGGTGATGCACTATGTTGGTGCAACCTAGATGAGAATGATTCTTATTAACTATCATTGCACTATAGTGGTGCAACATAGCCACACACTCATAGATGATAATGATTCTCATTAACAAGTAAGCACTGACTAACATAGCCGGGGGAGGGGTGTAGTGATGTAGTGATAATTTTGTTGAACCAACATAGATCTACAAAAAGTAAAAATAGAAAGCACACAAAAAGGTAAAATAGGACTTGATTATTTAAAAAAATAATGCTACCAACAACACAGGTTAATGTTGGCTATGTCATTGATATTAAATAATATTGTTTAACGCTGGTGTAATATTGGAAACTGTACACTGCGGAGGATGACAATGAACACTGCGAAGGATGGCATAGGAGATAACTTTATTTTCAAATAATGTTAAAAAGTACTTGACTTTTTCATAAAAATATGCTAGGATACTTCTCTATATAGATTGACGCAGAGGACTTGTATCAGAGAGGTTTTAAGATTTTAAATTTTAAACTTTAAGCCTTTAACGACAGAACCAGCAGTGATACAGAGGTCTGCGTAGATCGATATAGATGCAGTTGATATTATCAACGCTATAGAATAGTAAACAAAGAATATTTATTAAACCTTTCTCTAAAGAAAGATAATTTGAAGAATAAGAATAAATTAGATTCTGTCGACTCTTTAGATGAGACTGCTACCCAGGTCTCTGAGTCTGGGTCTCCTGTCTTAAACCTTAATGTGACTGACAGTACGGGAACTGTACCGACTGTCAAGAACAAAGGTGGTCGTCCTAAAAAAGCAGACATCCAAGCAAAGTTAAAACCAGGTAAGCGTGGTCGTCCTGTCGGTGACTACACCAAGGCTAGAGAACTCTGTGCAAGGATGCTTGTGTCAGAGGGTGACAGGATGCTGAAGACTCTGATCAATATGGCTCTAACAGATGGTCATCCAAACCAAATACCTGCATTGAAGATGTGTCTTGATAGAGCATTACCGATCAGTTACTTTGAGAGTAAGGATGGTGGTAATGCTGGTGGTGGAGTAGTGATCAATATATCTGGACTCTCTAGCAACATAGCCAGTAATGCTGATACGCAGACTATAGATATTACTACTGATGTGGTAGAGAAGTAATGGAACTAAACTTCCAACTACTGAAGTGGCAGCAATCAGTGTTTCAAGATGACACTCGATTCAAAGTTATTGTTGCTGGTCGTCGTACAGGTAAGTCCAGGTTGTCTGCGATTACCTTGTTGATTGAGGCTTTGAACTGTCCTGCTGGTTCTGCTGTGATGTATGTAGCACCAACACTAGGTCAGGCAAGATCGATTATGTGGGATCTCTTACATGATCTAGGCAGACCAGTGATTAAGTCTTCGCATGTAAACAACCTTGAGATCACTTTAGTCAACGAAAGAAAGATACTGCTAAGGGGTGCTGACAACCCTGATAGTTTGCGTGGTGTAAGTTTAACCTATCTTGTGATGGACGAGTTTGCGTTTATCAAGATGGAGATCTGGGAGAAAGTATTACGAGCAGCACTGTCGGATAAGAAAGGTAGAGCAATGTTTATCTCTACCCCTAGTGGTCGGAATCACTTCTATGATATCTACAAACTAGGCTCCAGTGGTATTGACGAAGAGTGGAAGAGTTGGTTATTTAAAACGATTGACAATGAAACGATTGATCCTAAAGAGATTGAAGCAGCTAAGAAGACACTCTCTAGCTTCGCATTCAAGCAAGAGTACTTGGCTTCGTTTGACAACGCTGGAACAGATTTATTTAAAGAATCGTGGGTAAAGTATGGTGATGAGCCTAAGCAAGGTTCTTGGTACATTGCTATTGACTTGGCTGGTTTTAAAGATATTAGGTCTGCATCATCGGCAGCAGATAAGAGACTAGACCAGTCTGCCATTGCAGTGGTCAAGGTCACTGATGATGGATTATGGTTTGTAGAGAAGATTGAGTACGGTCGTTGGGATATTGAAGAGACGGCTATGCGGATTATGAAGAATGTGAAAGAGTATGAACCCACTGCTGTCGGTATTGAGAAAGGAATGGCTAGACAGGCTATCCTTGGATACCTAGAACAGTTGATGAGAAGGCATGGTACTTACTTTCACATTGAAGAATTAACTCACGGTAATCAGAAGAAGACTGATAGGGTGATGTGGGCATTGCAGGGTAACTTTGAACATTCCAGGATTATCCTAAATGATGAAGAAGACTGGACAGAGTTTATAGACCAGTTATTGATGTTCCCTTCAACGCAGGTCCATGATGATCTCGTTGATGCATTAGCGTATGTGTCTCAGTTGACAAGAAACATAGCAACTGATGATTTTGAAGAAGATGAGTGGGTTCCAATGGATTCTTTAGTCGGTTATTAAATAAGGAAAGAGAATGGACAATCATAGTCAACTAGCAGAATGGGTTCTTGGTCGTTGCGATTCTTGGCGAATGCACAAGGAAGGCAACTACATTGAGGATTGGGAGCGTTATGAGCGTCTTTGGCGTGGTATCTGGGATGGTGCTGACTCCACCAGGGACTCTGAAAGATCTAAGATTGTAACCCCAATGCTCCAGCAAGCCATTGAAACCTTCTCTGCTGAGATTGATGAGGCTATCTTTGGTCGTGGTGAGAAGTTCTTTGACATCGTTGATGATGACCAAGACAAGGCTGATGTCGAGATTATGAAGCGTCAGTTGACAAAGAACTTTAAAAAGGATGAAGTTCGTAAGTCAGTATCTGATATTGTGCTTCTTGCTGCTGTTTATGGCACTGGTATCGGTGAAATTATTGTCAATCAGAAGACTGAACTGATTCCAGCAACACAACCAATGCCTAATATGCCATTATCTGCCATTGGTGTAATTGAGAAGCCTCGCTTTGCTGTTGAACTTCGACCAATCAATCCTAAAAACTTCTTGATTGACCCTAATGCTACCACTATCGGTGATGCTTTGGGCTGTGCAATTGAGGAATTTGTTGGTATGCATAATGTTGTTCGTGCAATGGAGGCAGGAATTTACAAGAAAGTTAATCTTGCTCCTACTGCCACTGATCGTGACCTTGAGCCAGTGCAAGAAGATGTCGAATATCAGGATGATAAGGTCAAACTAACCCGTTATTATGGCTTTGTGCCTAAAGCATTGCTTGATGCTGCTGACTCTAACGAGTATGTTGACCTCTTTGGTGAAGATAAAGAGATGTATTCCTCATCAATGGCTGAGTTTTCAGAGATGGTTGAGGGTATTGTCGTCATCGCCAATGATCAATTCCTTCTGAAGGCTGAAGAAAGCCCTTATATGATGAAGGATCGGCCTGTGGTGGCTTTCCAGAATGATTCTATGCCCAACCGCTTCTGGGGCCGTGGAATCGCTGAGAAGGGCTACAACATGCAGAGAGCCATTGATGCCCAAGTACGCTCTCACATGGACTCTCTAGCCCTTACAACAGTGCCTATGATGGCTATGGATGCTACAAGGCTGCCCAGAGGTGCTAAGTTTGAAGTAAGACCAGGTAAAACAATCCTCACCAACGGCAATCCTGCTGAGATTCTACAACCATTTAAGTTTGGTACGCTAGATCCTAGCAATCTTGCTACCGCTAAAGAGTTTGAAAGGATGCTATTACAAGCCACAGGCACTATTGACAGCAGTGCTGTTAGTGCGCCTGGTGGTAGTGCTGAAGGCTATGGCACTAACCCTGCTCTGATGGCTATTATCAAGAAGTCTAAGCGTACTCTGGTTAACTTTCAAGAGCAATTCTTGATTCCTTTTATTACCAAGGCTGCTCATCGGTATATGCAGTTTGATCCTGAAGCATTCCCAACCAGGGACTTTACTTTTATTCCTACAAGTCATCTTGGTATTATCGCTAGGGAGTTTGAACAGGTTCAATTTATTAACTTGCTGAAAACACTTGGACCTGATAGCAAGATCACTCCGATTATCCTGACTGCTATTATTGAAAACTCTGGATTGGAGAATCGTGAGGAACTGATTCAGCAACTCCAGCAACTATCTCAGCCCTCTGAGCAAGAGCAAATGGCACAGCAACTACAGATGCAAGCGGCTCAGTTGGAATTGGCTGATAAGCAAGCAGATGTACAGTTGAAACAGGCCAAGGCTCAGTCAGAGATTGTAGAGGCTCAGTTGAAACCTGCTGAGGTTCAGGCCAGGATTGCTGCCTCTGCTTCTAAGTATCTTTCTGACTCACAAGATCCTACTAAAGAGTTTGAGCGTAGGGTCAAGATTGCTGATCTAGCCTTGAAAGAGAAAGATATTGATACCAAGGCTGATATTGCTCGTCTACAGGTCATTGCTGCAAGGCAAAACTAAAAATATTTTAAAATATTGACAAAAAGTACTTGACAAACTGTTTCAGTTGTGGTAGCATTCGTTTAATTAGTAAGTTTGTAAGCGCTCACATTGGAGATAACGCTTGGAAGATAAAGAACTACAAGATTTTTATGAGATTCGCCTTGATTTGCTTTCCCACGATGGGTGGAATGAACTAGTCAAGGACTTTGAAAACCTACGAGAGAGCGTTGCAGACATTAACAAGTGCGATGATCTTTCAGATTTATGGTACAGGCGTGGACAGTTAGCGATGATTGATTATCTGATCAATCTTAAAGATGCTACTGAGAGGGCTTACGAAGATGTATAGATACTTCGACTTCCAGTGCGCCAAAGGCCATGTAACAGAGCATTTAGTGGAGTCCGATGTGACTTCACTGGAGTGTCCTCATTGTGGTAATGAAGCAATGAGGTTAATTTCTGCCCCACGAATCAGCCTTGATGGTTGTTGCAGTGACTTTCCTACCGCATCCGATGCTTGGGTAAGGCGTAGAGAGAGTCACATGAGATGGGAACAGAAGACTGATAGGACCGAAAGGTAGCGGACAAGAACACCCCGCACAATTTGTAAAAGTGTTCTTCTTAAAAAGCATAGGCTCAAGGAGACTAATATGGCTGCACAGTTTATAGAAGAAGGTACTGATGATTCTACAGAACCGACTGATTCCTTAGTTGAGGATCAAAGTCAGGAAGTTCAAGAGGAAATTCAACAAGAGGCAGAAGCACCACAAGAAGAAGACATTCCTGAAAAATATCGGGGCAAAGATGTCAAAGAGATTATCCGAATGCATGCTGAGGCTGAAAAGCTGATTGGGCGACAGGGTAGTGAAGTTGGTGAACTGCGTAAGATTGTTGATGAATTCATTAAGGCTCAAACTTCAACACAGCAGCAACAGCCCCAGGTAGCAGAAGAGATTGACTTCTTTGCCAACCCTGAACAGGCGGTAGCAAAAGCGATTGAGAATCATCCGAAGGTTAAGCAAGCAGAAATGGCTGCTCTTCAGATGAAACAGGCAGAAACGATTAACTTGTTGAAACAGAATTACCCAGACTTTATGCAGACTGTTGAAGATCCTGCATTTCAGAATTGGGTGGCTTCATCAAAGATTCGTACTCGGTTGTTTGCGGAAGCAAATGCATACGATTATGACTCTGCTGATGAGTTGCTGTCAACATGGAAAGAGCGCAACCAAGTTGCAAAGGCAACTGTAGCCGCTGAAAAGACTGATCGTCAACGCCAACTCAAAGCTGCATCTACGGTTCCTGCACAGGGTAGTGATGAAGCCCCATCTAAGAAGATTTATCGAAGGGCTGATATTATTCGATTGATGCAAACTGATCCTGACCGTTATGATCTTATGCAACCTGAAATAATGGCTGCGTATGCTGAAGGACGAGTTAGGTAATAACTTAACTTTTTAAAAAGGATATTCAAAATGCCCGCACTTGGATCTGGTTCTGGTAATGTAATTCAGAGTAATGTTAACTCTGCTGGTTTTATTCCTGAGGTATGGTCTGATGAGATCATCGCTGCTTACAAGAAGAATCTTGTTGCTGCGAACCTCATCAAGAAGATGAACATGAAAGGTAAGAAGGGCGATGTTGTTCATTTCCCTGCTCCTGCTCGTGCATCTGCTGCTGTTAAGGCTGCTAACACTCAGGTTACTGTTAATGCTGAAAGCGGTACTGAGAAGACTGTTACGATTAACAAGCATTATGAGTACAGCCGTCTGATCGAGGACTTTGCTGAAGTTCAGGCTCTGTCGTCACTTCGTCGGTTCTACACTGATGATGCTGGTTATTCGCTGGCTACTCAGATTGATACTGATGTTATTCGTCTTGGTCGTCTGTCGCAAGGCGGTACTTGGAACGGTACTGATGCTACCTTTACTTATGCTAATGGTTTCATCGGTGGTGATGGCGCTACTGCGTTTGATCCTACGGCTAGCACCAACACTGGAAACGAGACTGCTCTGACTGATGACGGTATCCGTCGTGCTATTCAGCGTCTGGATGATGCTGATGTTCCGATGTCTGGTCGTTTCTTCATCGTTCCTCCTGTTGCTCGTAATGTTCTGATGGGACTGGCTCGCTTCACTGAGCAAGCCTTTACTGGTGAAGTTGGTTCTGGAAACACTATCCGCAATGGTCAAATCGGTGACATCTACGGTGTCAAGGTTTATGTTTCTACCAACGCTGATACGGCTACGACGGCTGGTGCTGGTGATGTGAATCCCCGTGTTTGCTTGATGGCACACCCTGAGTTTGGTGTTCTGGTTGAGCAACTTGGTATTCGTGTTCAGACTCAGTACAAGCAAGAGTATCTTGGTACGTTGTTGACTGCTGACACCCTCTACGGTGTTGGTGAGTTGCGTGATGACTCGGCTGTTGCGCTGATCATCCCTGGTTAATTCTTAACTAGTTCTGCCCAGGCTGTAAAAGGTCTGGGCAGTTTTCTATATTGTTTTACAATTAAGACAATATTGGAAACTGTAAGGAGAGATAATTGGCTATCTATCGTGGTCCTGGTGGTCCTGGTGACGCTACAGGTGACTCAGCAAATGCTGCACAGGTAGCACAAGACTTTGCTACTCAGGCAGGTGCTAGTGCTGCTGCCGCTGCTGCTAGTGCTTCTACTGCCAACAGTGCTGCCAGTGCTGCTGGTGCTGCTCAAACCGCTGCTGAGGCTGCACAGACAGCGGCAGAGACAGCAGAGACCAATGCTGAAACTGCTGAGACTAATGCAGAAACAGCACAGACAGCGGCAGAGGCTGCTCAGACTGCGGCAGAGGCAGCACAGACTGCTGCTGAGTTAGCAGAGACCAACGCTGAGACAGCAGAGACTAACGCAGAGGCAGCGCAAGCCGCTGCTGAAGCAGCACAGTTAGCCGCAGAAGCAGCGCAGACTGCTGCTGAGACTGCTGAGACTAATGCTGAAACTGCAGAGACTGGTGCGCTTGCTGCACAATCTGCTGCTGAAGCCGCTAGAGATGCGGCATTATCTGCTTATGATAACTTTGATGATCGTTATCTTGGACAGAAATCTTCTAATCCAACACTAGATAATGATGGCAATGCACTGTTGACTGGTGCGTTGTATTTCAATACTGTTGACAATGCAATGCGTGTCTATACTGGATCAGTCTGGGTAGATGCGTATGCTGCTGGTTCAACCTTCCTTGCCAAAGCAAATAATCTTTCTGATCTAACTAATGTTGCCACTGCTAGGCAGAATCTTGACCTAGAGATTGGTGTTGATGTTCAGGCTTATGATGCTGACACTGCTAAGTATGATGACACCACTGCTAACTTTAGTGGAACATTGCAAAATGGTGGACATACAGTATTAACCACTGCTTCTGATTATCTTGATAGTGCTGACATTGGTGTAACAGTACAAGGTTACGATGCTGATACTGTAAAGTATGATGATGTTAATCCTACCTTTACTAACACTGGTGCTATTAAGGTTCCTGTTGGTTCAGATTCTGAAAGACCTGGAACACCTGTAGCAGGACAGTTTAGGTTTAACAATGATTCTGATGAGTTTGAAGGTTATGACGGCACTGCCTGGGGTGCTATCGGTGGTGGTGGTGGTGGTAATACAACACCAAATGGATTATGGGAAAACTCTAACACTATCTCTACAAACTATACCATTACTACTAACTATAATGCAATGTCTGTTGGTCCTATTACTGTAGCTAATGGAGTAACAGTAACAGTTCCTAGCGGATCTAATTGGGTGATTATTTAATATGGCACTAGAACTTAATGGAAGCACAGGTGTGTCGTTAGTACAAGATGGAGTGGTGACTGCTGCTGATCTAGCAAGTGGCGCTGCTGCTGGTAACTTAGGTTTTACTCCAGTGGCTGCTTCAGATATTATGGGCCGAAACCGCATCATCAATGGTGACATGAGGATTGACCAGAGGAATGCTGGTGCGAGTGTTACTATAGTGTCTGGTGGAGCAAATTATGCCATTGATCGATTTGCTACTTTAGTGAACACATCAGAAGCAACAACTTGTTCTATTCAGCGGGTGTCTGATGCACCAGCAAACTTTTCAAATTCATACAAATTTACAACTGGAACAGGTGCGGCAGGTACGGGATCTCAACAGGCTAGATTTTATCAACCAGTTGAAGGATTAAATGTTGATGATTTTGCTTGGGGAACTGCAAACGCCAAAACTGTTACTTTGTCTTTTTATGTAAAAGCTAGTCAGAGCGGAACTTTTGGTGGTTGTTTAAGAAATGACGGTGGGACTCGTTCTTATCCATTTATATACTCAATCTCTGCAACAAACACATGGGAATATAAAACGGTAACGATTCCAGGTGATACAACTGGAACATGGCTAAAAGATAACGGTATTGGAATACTTGTTTTCTTTGATTTAGGAAGTGGACCAAATTTTCTCGGAACACCTAATTCTTGGGCCGCAGCAAACTATCTTGGAGCAACTGGCGGAACATCAACAGTAGCGGTATCTAGTGCAACCTGGCAAATCACAGGAGTCCAACTTGAGGTCGGCAGTGTCGCCACGCCGTTTGAGCGCAGACCTTATGGGGCTGAGTTGGCGTTGTGTCAGAGGTATTATTGGAGGGTCAATGCTACAACTGGGGCAGACATGGGAGTTGGATTTAATGCGATAACAACGGCTAGTAGAATATGTTTAATTCCACCAGTTCAATTAAGGACTAATCCAGCAGCATTAGAGACAACAGGAACGGCTACTGATTATTCGGTAAGACATGCTAATACTACAACTACATGTAGCGTAGTTCCTGCTATTTTTGGAAATAGCACGGTTAATAATTTAATGATTACACTGACAGTTGCTTCTGGGTTGACAGCGGGCCAAGGCTGTTCTCTTCGGGCAAATGGAACTGCATTTTTGGGTTGGAGTGCTGAATTATGATTTACAAAATGCTACCTCGCCAAGAAGGCGAACCACAAATCTACGCTCGTATTGACGATGACGGGCTATGCCGACTGACTTGCACAGAAGATCATCCACCGTTTCAAGAGTGGGTCGCTGAAGGCAACGAACCTGAACCAGCAGACGAGTAACTGAATAATATTGTGGAGAACATATAATGAGTATTAAAATCAACGGTGGATCAACTAACTTTGCATCTACCTTTACTGCATCACCAACTGCCGATCGCACTGTAACTGTACCTGATAGTAGTTTTACCTTAGCTGGTGTTGATGCTGCTCAAACATATACTGCATCTCAGCGTGGTACTGTTACTACAGATAATGATGGTAGTTTTGATATGGCTGTCACCAACAACTTTAAGTGTACTCTTTCTGGTGCTGCAACATTAACCTTTACTAACATCACAGCAGGACAGTCTGGTTTTATTCTGTTGATTAATGGCTCTAACTATACAGTATCTGCTCATGCTAATACTAAAGTAAGTGCAACTGCACTAGCAACTATTAGTGCCACTGGTACATATCTACTTAGTTACTTTAGTGATGGCACTAATGTCTATGTTGTTAACTCTGGAGCATTAGCTTAATGTCGTTGCTACCTGTAGGAATCTCAGGCGAGGAGGCTGGCTATCAAATCTCCCGCAGTCTGCGGTTTAACTCTGCTGACTCTGCGTATTTGAACAGAACTCCCGCTAGTGCTGGTAATAGGCTAAAGTGGACTTTGTCTTTTTGGATGAAGATTGCAAATATTGGTGCGGATAGAAAAATATTTAGCACTAGCGTTGCATCAACGCCATTTTCGTCAATATATATTGGTTCTGATGACAGGCTTACATATTATGAATATACAGGTTCAAACTATGTTGTGTCACCAGCACAGTTATTTCGTGACCCTTCTGCTTGGTATCATGTTGTAATAGCGTATGACTCCGCACAGGCTACTGCGTCAAACCGCACTTTAATGTATGTAAACGGAACTGTTGTAACTGTATTTAACTCGTCATCTTATGTACCTCAAAATACATCCAGCCAACTAAATGCGGCGGTCGCTACTTTTATTGGTCAAGCGGGTAATAGTTCTAGTTACTTTTCCGGCTACCTCACCGAGATCAACTTCATCGACGGGTCTGCGCTGACCCCATCCTCATTCGGTGAGACTGATACTGTCACAGGTGTCTGGACTCCCAAGAAGTACACAGGTTCGTACGGAACCAACGGGTTCTATCTCAAATTTGCGGATAACTCAGGCACGACCTCCACCACGCTCGGCAAGGACTCTAGCGGCAACGGGAATAACTGGA